TACGCCGAGGGTGCTCCGGGGAAAATAGAGCCGTATAAACGCAAGCCTAAAATTTTATATATCGATGATAACAATAATATTTTAGGTGAATATACATCGAGAAAAAAAGCCGCCATTGCGACGGGGATATCGGCGTCGACTATCGGTAATATATTGGATCGCAAGTACAAAAGCTCCAAAGTGCTATTAAATGGGACTTTTGTATATGGATATTAAGCCACACCGGGCTATAAACGAGGTGGGAGGTTTGGGTATGCCAAAGTATAAGCAACCCGTCGACTCGACTCCCGAGTCAGTAGAGCAAGCATACCGACTCGAGGGCGAGATAGGCGCAATAAGAGCAAGCATAATTAAATATGCGAAAGTGTTAGACATGACAGATAGCGGGCGCGATATAAAACCGCTCGTCTCGGGCATGTTCGAGGCTATCGACAGATTAAAAGCGCTCGAGGCTCATAATGCGGATAAGACAACGACTCCGTTATTAAGGATACTCGACAAGGCGTCTAATGAGTAGGCGCGGAGATCAAAATCCGACATTCAGACGAGCGAGTAAATATAAAAAGACCGAGGGCGGATATGCGTCCGAGTTGGCGGCGTCGTATGCACTCGCGCCGCATCCGTGGCAAAGTATGGTTTTGGATGATTGGCTCGCGGTCGACAATAAAGGAAAACTAATACACTCGTTTTGTTTGTTGGAAGTCCCGCGGCAGAACGGGAAAACGGGCGTTAGTGATCCCCGGTGTACGTGGGGACTCATTAAGCGCGGCGAGTGGATATTATACACGGCGCAAGAATACCAAACCGCTAAAAAGGCATTCGACCGTATCCGTAAAAAGTTCGGAGCGAAAGCAAACGACCGCTACGCGGATTATCCCGAGTTAAACGCTCTCGTCGATAGATATACGGTCTCCGCCGGACAAATGGTTTTAGACTTAACAAACGGCGGGCATATCGAGTTTAGAACACGCGGTAATAATTCAGACATGGGGCGCGGCGGTACGTTCGACCTCGTTATAGTTGATGAGGCGCAAGCCTACACGGAAGAACAAGACGCCTCGTTATCTCCGCTTAATAGTGCCGCGCCGAGCGGGAGTCCGCAGACAATACTCATGGGGACTCCGCCAAAACCGACGACGGGCGACAAGGGTTTGGTATTTGCCCGGGCAATTCAAAAGATGCACGAAAACCCCGACAAGGGCGATTGTTTGCATGAGTGGAGCGTCTCGGAAATAGGCGATATAACAGACCGTGATCGTTGGTATAAAGTAAACCCGTCTCTCGGTTATCAGTTAATCGAGGAGGCTATCGCAAAAGACGCCTCGAAAATGGCGGCGGATATGTTCGCTCGCGAGCATTTGGGATACATGGCTAAAAACGTCGAGTCGGTTAATTATGCTATCCCGGCGGACGTTTGGGATAAATGCGTATCTGACGAGGGAAAACCCGAGGGGAAAACGGCATACGGCATAAAGTTTACATTCGACGGCGCAATGGTTTGTCTATGCGGCGCGGTTATAGATGCGAGCGGAAAAGCTCGTATATCGATGATCGAGCAAAAACCGACAGGACACGGGACGCGTTGGCTCGCCGAGTGGCTAAATGAGCGTTATGATGTCGCGTCATGTGTAGTGATCGACGGCAGAAACGGCGCGGACGTGCTCGTCGATAAAATCTCCGACGTATGGCGTGTTAAAGGCTCGGTAATCAGACCGACGGCGCGGGATATAATCGCGAGCGTTGGCGGGTTAATAGATGCACTAAACGAAAATACCGTTACATGGTACAGAGGACAGACGGCGCTCCGTGAGAGCGCGATAACGTCCATAAAAAGACCTATCGGCGGCGGGTGGGGATTCGGCGGCGAATACTCCGCTCCGATAGAGGCGTGCGCGTTGGCATTGTACGGCGCGAAAACGTGCAAAAGAGATCCGTCGCGCAAGATGCGTATCGGATAAGAGGTTAAGACAATGTTAAACATCGAGGCATATAACGTAATCGGACTCGACGCAGACGTCGCGGCTAAATTTACCGAGTTGTTAAACGTGTATAACAAGTACGCGGCGAAAAACGCACAAAAAGACCGATATTATGAGGGCAAGATATCCGTTAACGAGGTTAATCTCGGGATAGCGCTCCCGGAAAACCTCGGAAAGCTCGAGATCGGGTGCTCGTGGGGCGCAAAGACGGTCGACGTTTTGGCGGCGCGTTCTATGTTTGACGGATTCGTCGGATTGGACGGCGCGGACGTTGAAATACTCGACGAAATTGCGGTATCTAACTCCCTGTTAACGGAATACATGAAAGCATGCCGCGACGAGCTTAAATACGGATGCACATTTGCGACTCTTTCGAGTGATCCCGTTGCGGGTTGTAAAATCCGATTCCATTCTCCGAACACGGCGGCGGCATTATGGGACGGCGAAAAGGGACGGATAGAGTGCGGATTCGCCGTTATAGATTCGATGCCCGTTAATGACGATATAACATGGACTCCGAGCTTAATAAACATATATACGGACTCGGACGTTTGGGTTTTGCATAACAATAATCAGATATGGACGGCGGAGCGGTATCCGCATCGTATGGGGCGTCCGCTCATGGAGGCGCTCATATGGAATGCGACAAGCAACAAGCCGTTTGGACGTTCCCGGATTAAAGAGCCGATTCGGAGACTCATTCAAGGATATGTACGGACTATCGCTAATGCGACTATCGGTCTCGAGTTTGCGACAAGTCCGCAAAAATATTTACTCGGCGTTACCGATGAGCAATTCGACGCCGTTGTTAATCAGAAATTTAAGCAATACGTCGGCTCGATAATGACGTCGACAACTAATCCCGATACCGGGGAAAAGCCGACATTCGGACAGTTAACACAAGGTAACATATCGCCGCATGTTGAGATGCTCCGTATTTTGGCGACACAGTTTAGCGCGGCGTCGGGATTAACCGTTACCGATACGGGCGTCGTATCCGAGGCAAACCCGACAAGCGCGGACGCGGTGCTCGCACAGAGTCAAACGCTCGTAGCTATGGCGGAGCAATTAAACGCGGGTAACGGTAATTCACTCCGCACGATTGCGTTAATGGCGCTTGCAATTACAAAAAATACGACTCTCGAGGGATTAACAGACGAGGAGCGGGCAATCGTGGCACACTTCAAAAATCCCGCGATGCCGAGTGTAGCCGCAACGGCAGACGCGGCGATAAAGATTGCATCCGCGCGCCAGGCGTTCGCGAATACCGATACGTTTTTGGAAATGATCGGGTTTGATAAAGCAGACATCCGCCGTATAAAGGCACAAGAGCGTATGCAAATGGGACTCGAGGCGGCGATAAATATAGTAAATGAGTAATATTAGTCAGTTATCATGGCGGCGTTACGTTAACGCGTTAAGTAAAATATCCTCTCGAATGTCGAAAGAGATTAAAAATTGGATATTAACGTATGCCGTAGACGAGAGCGGGGCAATATTAACCGATATCGGCTCGATAACAGATGCGGACGGCAATTCGTTTATTGATTACTGTTATTTAATGACACAAGAGTATAGTACGTACGAGTCGGCGTTATCCGCTCAAATGTACGACGCGCTCGCCGCGTTGGACGGTGCATCAGTACCGAGCGCCGAGTTAGCTCCGACGGCAACGTATCACGATGTCGCGAAAACCGTTAACGGCGTGCTCAAAACGTCTCATAACATTAACGAAATGACGGGAGCGGTCACGCGGTTAGCTAAAAAGGCGAGTTGCGACACAATGTTACAAAACGCATATCGTGATCGAGCTCAATACGCATGGATACCCGCCGGGGATACGTGCGCTTTTTGTTTGGCGCTCGCGTCTAATGGTTGGGTAAATGTATCGGCTCGCAGAATTAAAAAGGGATACCCGCACGCCGAGCATATACACTCTAATTGCGATTGCACGTACGCGATACGGTTTAATTCTGACACAAATATCGAGGGATATGATCCCGATAAATATAACGAGCTATTCGATGCCGCCGAGGAGATAGCCGAGGAGCAAGGCTATGATATAGGGCGTTGGAATATGTCGAAAGACAATCTAAACGCCGTGCGGCGCATGCAATACGCAAATACACATAAAGGATAAATTAAGCACTCGCGAGGGTGCTTTTTTTATACATAAAAACGGACGCGAACGTATCGCGGATAACTCAATACATGGGAGGTTAAAACATGGACGAAAACACAAGCGTACAGACCGAGGAAAAGACATTTAGCCAAGACGAGGTTAACTCTATCGTTGCCGAACGACTCGCACGGGAAAAAGCCAAGTACGAGGGGTTCGAGGAGCTAAAAGCCAAAGCCGAGAAGTACGACCAACTCGAGGAGGCTAATAAATCGGAGCTCCAAAAAGCATCCGAGCGCGTGGCAAGCCTCGAGGCACAACTTGACGCGCTTAACAAGGCTAAAGAGGTTGAGGAGATGCGCGAAAAGGTAGCGACAGAGATAGGAGTCCCCGCCAAGTTGTTAACGGCGGATACCGAGGAGGCTTGCATCGAACAGGCTAACGCAATCAAAGAGTATGCGACTCCGGCGTATCCGACTATCAGAGACGCGGGCGAGATCCGAGGCACGTCCAAAGCGGATACGAGAACACAATTCGCAGAGTGGGCGACACAAGCATTTAATTAACAGGAGGTATGGAAATGTCAGTAGTAGGCACTCCCACAAACAGAACAAGTATTGATTTACCCGTTGACGTATCACAGGAGATCATGCAGAAAACACAGGGCGAGTCCGCCGTTATGAGACTCGCACGTCAGATAGCACTCCCCGGCAGAGGAGCGGCAATACCCGTTATCACATCAGATCCCGAGGCAAGTTGGGTTAATGAGACTTATGCAAAGTCCGTATCTAATCCCGGACTCTCTACTAAAGTTATGAGAGCATATAAGCTCGCCGTTATCGTTCCCTTTTCGAACGAGTTTAGACGCGACGTTGCGGCTCTTTATGATGCACTCGTTGAGAGACTCCCGAGAGCACTCGGCGCAAAGTTCGACGCGACAGTATTCGGCAACGGCGATGCTCCCGGCGATGATTTCGATACATTCGGTAGCGTTACCAAGCAGAGTTTAGCGTCTGACGTTTACGGCGGACTCGTTGCCGCAGATACCGATGTAGCTTTACACGGTGGAGTGATCAACGGTTATGCTATATCCCCGCAGATGCGCGGCATTCTCCTCGGTGCAGAGGACACAACACATAGACCGCTCTTTATTAACAACGTATCCGAGGGCGCTATCCCTATGATACTCGGCGCTCCTACTTATATGAGTAAGGGTGCATTCGTGAGCGGCTCTCCCTCCGTTGTCGGCGTTGCGGGCGATTGGTCACAGGCTATGTACGGCACGGTTGAGGGCGTAAAGATCGATTATTCAAGCGACGCAACATTAACACTCGCTAACTCGAGTACGATCAATCTTTTCCAGCAGAACATGTTTGCCGTACGTGCAGAGATAGAAGTCGGATTCCGCGCCGATACAAGTCTCTTTAATGCACTCACTCATAATAGCGTTCCGTCTATCTGATTATGGTAGAGTTCAAGAACGTCGTTACCGGGACTCAAATGTGGGTTGCGGATAATCGCGTAGAGGAATATAAAGCGGCGGGGCATATCTTATGTGCTCCCGCCGTTAAAGCTCCGAAAGGCGAGGAAAAACCCGCGGAAGTGGTAAAACCCCGGAGGACAACAAAGAAAGGTAAGTAATTATGTCGTACGCAACGGTTAGCGACGTGCAAGCTCGCATGATGCGCGATTTATCAACAGATGAACAGGCGGTATGTTCTACGCTTTTAGACGACGCGGCGGTTATCATCGATATATTTAATGTCGATGCGTCGGCGGACGCAAAAAAGACGGTATCGTGCCGCATGGTAATAAGGGCGCTCGGAGACGGCTCGGATATCCCTATGGGAGCGACGCAAGGCTCGATGTCGGCGCTCGGATACTCGCAATCATGGACTATGGGATCGGGAGCAAGCGCGGGCGAGTTGTATTTATCAAAGCTCGAAAAACAAATGCTCGGCTATGGTAACAAGATAGGCTCGTATAGTCCCGTCGAGGAGTTGGTATTTAGCATATGAGAGGAATAACGATAAAGCTCGTCACAAAGTCACAGATCGGGACAGACGAGCTAAACAGACCGATATATAAGGATACCGAGGTAGACGTCGATAACGTGCTCGTCGGTGAGCCGTCGGCGGATGAGATAGCAAATACTATGTCCTTATATGGCAAAATGGCAAAATATACTCTCGCGATACCAAAAGGCGACTCGAACGTATGGGAGGATACCGAGGTTATATTACCCGCTCCGTTTGAGGGCAAATATAAAACGATAGGTTATCCTACGGCGGGCATAGAGGCTAATATACCGCTTGCATGGAATAAAAAGGTTACGGTGGAGCGCTATGGCTAAAAAGGTTGATTTTGAGTTAGATTCTGACGGCGTACGGGCGTTATTAAACGATCCCGAGCTCATGGACTATATGCAGAAAATCGGCGAGGGCGTAGCGACAAGAGCGGGCGAGGATTACGCGGCGGACACGCGTCCCGGTGAAAAGAGGGCGCATACGTTTGTTAAAGCGACTACTTTACACGCGTATTATTCAAACCTAAAGCACAACTCATTATTAAAGGCGTTGCAATGATCGAAAAAATACTTATCTCACATTTAATCGGTAAAACGTCGGCGGGTTCAAATGTATTCGCAGAACGTCCGAACGATATCCCCGAGTTATACATACTCATAGAAAAGACAGGCTCGAGCGTCGAGGATATGATCCCGACGTCGACTATCGCGATACAATCTATCGCCGACTCGATGCAAGGCGGCTCGATGCTTGACGCAATGGATTTAAACGAGGATGTCAAAGAGGCGATGTCTGAATTAGAGGAAGATCCCGACGTGGTTATGTGTCGCTTAAACAGTGACTATAACTATACCGATGATTCGACAAAAGAATACCGTTATCAAGCGGTATACTCCATAACTCATTATTAAACAAGGAGGCGCAATTATGGCAACACAGAATAACGCGTTAAACGTCACGGCGGGCAAGCCTAAAGTCGGCGGCGCTATTTATCGCGCTCCGCTCGAGACTACACTCCCGACAAGCGCAACGGATACACTCGACGCGGCGTTTGAGAATGTCGGATACATATCCGACGGCGGTTTGGTTAATAGTAACTCTCCCGCGAGCGAGAATATCAAAGCGTGGGGCGGCGATATCGTGTTAACGACTCTGACAGAAAAACCCGATACATTCAAGTTTACATTGCTCGAGGCTATGGGCGTCGAGGCTCTCAAAGCCGTATACGGCGATGCGAACGTATCCGGGGATTTAACGAGCGGTATCACGATTCATGCTAACTCGACTCAGCAACCCGATTGCTCATGGGTAATCGATATGTATTACAAGAATAATACTATCAAAAGGATCGTTATCCCGACGGCGGGCGTATCGGGCGTTGGCGATGTCACTTATGCAGACGGTAGCGCGGTAGGTTATGAGACCACTATATCCGCAATGCCCGACGGCAACGGAGACACACATTTCGAATACATGATTACGGTTAGCGCATAAAAGGAGGAGTTATGCAGATTACAACGACAAGCGGGTTTAAGTGTGATATCAACGAGAATGTACTCGACGATTGGAGATTTACGAAAGCGGTCGCCCGGGCGCATTCTGACGATGATAATATCCGCATGAATGCCGCCGTTGATTTAGTATCCCTTATATTGAGGGATAGCGAGCTCGATTATTACAAGTTCGTAGAAAAGAAAAACAACGGCATTGTAACGGAGGATACCGTTACAAAAGATTTACAGAGCATCATAGAGCAGATAAAAGCGCTAAAAAACTCGTAATCCTCGGAGAGATGATAAATCTTGACGAGGATAGTTTAATTTGTGACCTCGCGGAAACGTATCATATATACGATTATCGAGCACTCTCGCCGCGCATGGTGGGGGTGCTCGCATGCGGTTTAAGGGACGACTCGCGTATCAAAATG